TGCCTCGAAGGCGCACTCGCGCGAGCAATACTTCGTTTGGCATGAGTAGTTTCCGCTCTTGTATATCTTCTTCTTGAATGGCTTTTCGCAGCACAAGCAGGTGTAGATCGTCGGCGGATGTACGCACACCAGCGAGCAGAATCTCTGGCCTGACTTTCCCCTGAATGGCTTGCCGCAGCGTTCGCAAGGTCGGCGGTCGCCAAAAACTTCGCCCCTGCCATCGTATTGGCATCGCCTTGAGCAGAAGCGACGCTTGTGCCGCGTGTGGAATACATCACCGCACCGAACGCAAGTTGCGGGCCTGGGATTTGTTGAGCATCTGCGTTTTCTTGCCAGCCGACAATCGTTGCAGACGGAGCGCTTTCTGCCCTTGCCGGCTGGCTGGCGAATGGGGCTCTGGCAATCTTTGCATCTATCGGCACCCTGTACCCTCGGCCGCATCGCCAGCCGCAAGCACCGATTGCTGCAATACTTCCGAGGCTTGACGCCCAGAGATGGCGGCACAGATTCGCCGCAGGTCGGGCAGGCTTTGGCATCCTTGCCGCCGCAGCGTCCTCTGTCGCAGGCCATTTCCGTAGCCTACAGGACACGTTTTTTCTCCAAATGGTCGGATTCAGGATTCAGCCAGCGAATTAGGTACACCGTCGGCCGCGTCAGCCCCTGTGGACAGGCGGTCTGCTACCTAAGCCCCTCCGTCGGGGGGTGCCCTACCGGGCGCTGGCGCCGGTGGGTATTTCGCAACCGCGATACCCTGGACGCAACGCGCGGCGGCTTGTCGTGCCAGAGTATTTCGCAACCGCGATACCGTCGAGCCGGCAGTATTTCGCGAACGATATACGGCCTTGCCAGTTGACCGCCGCGGCCGGAATTTCGGCACCAAAAACCGCGGTTTTCGCGGGCGTTGCGCCGTCCGTTTCTCAATTGCGAAAGTGTCCATCGAAAAAATTTTCAAGCCGCGCGCAAGTTTTTCCGATGGAAAGCGTAGTCTAGTTGACGCTATGGTTTCCCTAGCGTAGATTAGATCGACCGCGGCGGAAACCGCGGAGACATAACTAGAGAAAGGCCGAAACAATGGACCCCAACAAAACCTTTTCCGATCTCCTGAACGCCGTCGCGATGGACGATACCGAAACCGTATCGGAAGCCGCGGAAAACCTGCTGCGATGGATCGACCGCGGCGGCTTCCTGCCCGACGAGCTCGAGTCTATCGCCGCCAATCTTGCGAAAACCGTGAAAGCATACGGCGACGATTGCGAGTCCTTCGATTTCAGAATCTATCTGACTGATGATGGATGCTATCGCGCGGCTTTCGGGGGCGCTTCCTACGATCAAGACCATCGGGGGTATTGCGGCGCCGGCTCCGTTGCCGCGGGCGCTACCCTGGACGATTGCCGCAAGGCCGTAGCGGCTTGCCTGGATGATTCTATTGAGTCTTACTTTTCCGCCCGCTAGCCCACAAAAACACACAATCCCGGAAACCGCGGCCGGTTCAATTCCGCGGCAATTCTTGAACGTGAAAGGGTAGATAAATGAATTCCACGAAAACCGTTTTTCAAACTGTGGCCGGGGAGCTGTCCGCGGCTTTCGAGACTGCCAAGCGTACCAGCGGGGAAACCTTCTACAGAATCCGCGAAACCGCGCCGGATTGGATTCTGTCCGACGATGACCCTTTCACGCCCGGTCTACTGTATCGCGTGCACGCGGCCGTCGATGATCGCCCCCCGTGTGATTGGGTTTACGAAATCGCGAGCCGCGCGGCCGATTGGGCGACTGAATTCGAAACCGTGGAAGATGCTCGCGATTGTCTCCGCGATTTCGCGGACGGCGCCGTAGACGTCTATACGGCCGATCTATTCCGTTGGGCGGAAAACGGCCGCAACCGCGACCTATGCGAGCGCGCCGTATCGGAATACGGGCAACCGGGCGACGGTTTCGATACCGATACCGTTTCCCGCTGGATTTCCGGCGGTCAATTCCTGGGCGCGGAATGGATTGCCGCTGCCATCCTGGACGCGATTGACGGGGAAAGCCGGCGGCGCGATTGATTGCCGACATAACCCGCCGCGGCGCGTTGCCGCGGCGGGCGCTCGAAACCCTGGACGATGAAAGGCCCGAAACAATGGAAAAGGTATTTTGCGATTGTTGCGGCGCGGAGTGTATCCCGTCGGGATGCACGACGGGATACGGGAAAACGCCCGACGGGCGCCGGCTTTGCTTTCCATGCTGCGACCAATCGCAGCGGCTTGAATTCTCCGCGGCCGATAGGTTTTCGGCCTACGTTTCCGGCGACGGGAAAAACGTCACAACCTGGACGGGGGGCAAGCTTGCCAGTGTCGTCGGCATGGCGCGCCATCGCGGCGGGTTTGGGGGGGAGTATTTCACGGTTCAGGCCGTCGCGCCGAACGGCGCGCGATGGTACGGCCGCGGAGCCGGCGCCGGAATGTACGTCAACTTGCGGCGGGCGAAAGCCTAACGGCGCCCCCGCAACCGGCGCCGCCCGCGGGCGCCGGCGACGGGGGCGCCGCTGGCGCCGGATTGGTCGAAACCCTGGAAACGGAGACTATAGAAATGCGCAGATTCAACCGAGACAGTAGCCCGCGGGAAATTGTCGTGAAGTATTCCGCGGCTTGCGCGGAAACCGGGAAGCCGCTCCCCGCGGGCGCCGCGGCGGTTTATTACCCGCGGACGAAAAAGCTTTTCCATCCCGAAAGCAAAACCGCCGCGGAGTTTCGCTCGCAAGCCGCCGCGGCCGCGTTTTGCCTAGGAGATGCGAACTGGTGAGCGGCTCCCCAGCAACCGCCGGCGCCCGCGGCCGGCGGCGACTGGGGCGCCGCCGGCGCTCGATTGGTCAAACCCTGGAAACGGAGACTATCAAAATGGAAACGTCAACTGGCAGCGGTTTGGAATATGTCGAAACAATCGCGGACTATCTCCGCGAAAACCTAGCGGCAATCGAAAGCCGCGGCGAATTGTCGGCCGGCGGGTTTTTCGCTCGCGATACCGTCCGCGATTGTTTTGTGGCAATCCCCGGCGGATTGGTCGCGCGGGTTTTCGCGCGGCGGGATGGCGCCGCACGTTGGCGCGTCGAGAGTGTCGAATTTCTGGCAACCATCCCCGGCGGCTTTCATTTTGCCGGAGACGATGAAAGCCGCGCGGCTTGCCGCGAAATCGCGGCGGCAATCGAGGAACTAGACCGCCGCAACTAACGCCCCCCCCCCAAACGTAACAAGCCGCGGCGCGTTGCCGCGGCCTGGATCGACGATACCCCCGAACGTGGAAACCAAAACCGATGAAAACCATCGAATTGAACGCAACCGCAACCGTTGGCGATACGGTCTACATTGCCGGCCGAACCTGGACGATTTCGGAAACCGTATGGCCGGACGATTGGAGTCTATGGGCGGATTTGTCGCCAATCGAAACCGATTTACTTGACGCCATGGCGCCATACGCTTTCCTGTTGCCGTCGCGGCAACTGGCGCCAGTGTCAATCTACCCCCGCGGGATTTTCCACGGCGCAGTCCGGCTCGAAACAACCGGCCGCGCGGTCGTGAAGAAAAACGGCGCCGCCTGGTTACGTTGCCGGCTCGAATTGTGGGACGGGGAGACGACAAAAACTCTCCGCGGCTTGGTTTGCTTGAAGTAGCACCCCCCGAACGTAACAAACCCGAAACCCTACCCCCGAACGTGGAAACGACACGATGAAACCGTCCGAAATGAAAGAACGCGCCGCCGCGGCCGGCTTGGATTGGCCCGCGGTCAAGGCTATCTACGATGAAATGCGAGCGGCCGAACGCGCATCAATCGAGCGGCCGATTGAAGCGCGGCGGATTGCCTTTGCTGCCCTAGGACACGGACACGGTGGCCGCTGGAAGCTGGCAAACCGGCACGCGACGACCGACGGCGATCTAACAAACGTCCGGCATTTCGACGACGTTGCCCGCGAACTAGCGGCAACGGAGTTGCCCGAACTAGGGGCGGACGATCCCGCGGCGGAATTGTGGGCGCTTGTCAACGGAGACGCGCCCGAAATGCCCCCCGCGGCGGAAACTTTCGAGCGCGCCCTGGATCGTGCGCGGCTCGAAGCGCCGCGGGCGCCAGTATCGCCGGACGATCTATTGCCGTTGCCGCTCGCAGCGTATACGGCCGACATATCCGAACAATGGTTGCGCCAGCTTGTCAAGGATGGAAAGGTAGCCGGCTTTCGCGTTGGCCGTTGCTGGCTTGTGAAGCGCTCCGCCGCGGAGAGTTTCAAGCGCCACCCGACGGCCGGCCGTCCGCGAAAGGAAGCCGCGCCTTTCTAGCCTACAAAAACACACAACCCCCGAACGTGGAAAACCGGAACCGGCCGCCGGGTGTAACGGCCGGAACGTGGAAACGAGAGGAACCCCGAACGTGAGAAACCGATTCATGCCCGTACCGTCCGCGGAGTTTTCGAGCCTACTCGAAACGGCTCTGCGCCGGATTGTTCAAGCCGAGCACGTTGCGGCCTGGACGAACGAAAACGGCGATTATGCCGAGTACGAAAACGCGGCGCGTTGCCGTGGCGATGCAATCGAAGCCGCGGCGGAATTGTTGGATCGACTGGACTACCCCCGAACGTAACAAACCCGAACGAAAGGAACCACGAACGTGGAAACGGCAACTAAGAAACTGTGGTCAATATCGGCCTACGCTGCCAACCCCGTCTATTTGAGCGACGGCAGTTTGCTTGACTTTGAAGAAATCGACCTAGGCCGCGAAGTGCGCGCGGAGACGGCAGCGGAAGCGCACGCGGATTACATGGAGTGGATCGAGAACGACGACGTTGAAATCGTCGGCGAACTGTTCATCGAGAGCATCAAGGAAATCAAGTAGCGCGACCGCCCCGCAACCCCCGTCCGGCGAAAGCCGCCGGGGGCGACGGAGCGGCCGGCAGTGTGCTGGCCCGAACGTGGAAACGATACGAAAGGAACCTTGACGATGAACGCGACAAAGATTGACCAGCGGCCGAAGTGCTGCGAGTGCGGAAGCCACAGTGTTGAGACTACGGCCTGGATCGAATACCGCGAGGACGGCACGGCCGCGATTGTGAACGGCGAGGGGCCGTTTGAGGGGCCGATGGGCAACTGGTGCCACGATTGCCAAGAGCACGTTGACCTGGACTACCCGGAATTCACTCCGGCAGACCGCGAGGCCGTGGCGGCGGCGGATAGGGCAAGGGAGCACGGGCCGGAGTTGCTGGCTGCCTTGAAGCTGGCGGCGGCCGCAATCTGCGGCAACGACCTGGACGAGTCGATGGCTGGCGAGTTCGAGATTATCACGGACGCAATCGCCAAAGCCGAAGGAAAAACGGATGCTATTGCCTCTTGAAAACCGATAGCCTAGTATGCTACCGAACGAGACAAATGGCAGGGGCCGCGTGGCCCCGAACGTGGAAACGAGAATTACCCCGGAACGAGGAAACGAGACGATGAAAACCTTGAACGCGACGATTCTGTGGCTTGAAATGCGAGACATTCCAGTGTGGGCAACGCTGGCCGATAACTGGCGTCTCACGATCCCGGCGATTGCTGGGATGGCGAACGCTGCCCGGCGGCTGGGGCTGCGACGGGCCTCGTGGCAGCTTGCCGCGTTGGCCTGGAACGTGTGGGATAACGTGGCCGACTCGACGCCGGCCTACCGCGAGACGCTCCGGCTCATGCCCTGGAGCGGCGGCTGCGACACGGCCTGGCAGGTGGCGGCCGGCACGCCGGAGGAGACTGTGGGGCGGAACCTGCCGCTCTATCTTCGGCTTGACGAGTGACGGCCACCGCCGCCCCGGCTCGTTGCTTGGGCGGTTTGATTGAGCGATGATTTCACCATACCCCCGGACGGGGGAAACGATACGAAAGGGAACAACGATGGTTGATTCAATTCGAGCGCGATACCAACGCGGCACGATGGTTTTCTGGGGCGACGACAACCGCCCGTGGTGGGTTATCGAATGGCAGGCGAACAACGGGCCTGGGTGCTACTGGATCGTCAACGCCGCCGGAGACAGCGCAACGGCAACCGACGAAGAACTGTCCCTGACGCCGAACTGCTAGGCAAACAGCGCCCCGGCGGCCCGCCGCCACCCCGGAGCGCAACAACCCCGAGCGGCGAAACGAGGAGAGGACGATGAAGAAAAGCGAAATGCTAACGATCCAGAACGCGGAAGTGCGGATCGTGGACGATCATGCGGCTGTTGTGTTCAACAAATGGCAGGAGCACGAAGTCCCGATGACAAAGAGCGGATTCGGGCCTGTCGCAGACCGAGATGCCTTGCGGGCCATCAAGGACTCAGGCGCAGCCAACTGGAGCGATGACGAGATCAAGAAGCTGGCACACCACATCGAGGAGCGGGCGATTATGTCCGGCATCTGATGACAAACCGAATCACCCCATACGAAGCCGGCTGGCTCACGATGCTCGTGGCCCGCGGGCTGGCGACGGAGGCCGAGGCCCGCGAGGCGATGCACCGCGTGGCCCAGGCTGCCGTGGACGAGCTGAACGCCCGGCGGGCCGCGAAAAAGCGGCTCAAGCGGCGGAAGCCAAAGGACGATTGACTACATAACGCGATGATGGATAGCCTACAAACCCTGACCGTGAAAAACCAAGGAGGAACCCGATGATTTTGCACAATGGCGAAACGATCTACCTGTCATTCACCTCGAGCGGCAATCTGGCCGAGGCGCCGAAGGCGTGGGTCACGGAGGCGGTCGTGATCGACGCCGAGCACCGCATCGTCCGCGAGCCGGAGCATGACCGCGTGAGGGTGCTCTCAGCAGTCGAGGGCATCCACCAGTGCGAGGCCGCGGCGTGGGCGAAGTGCTCGACGGAGCTGGCCGCGTTCGCTTCTGCAATCCGCTCCGAGGCCGACCGCTGCGCGACCAAGGCGGCGAAACTCTCCATCCACCGCGAGGAGACTGTATTGTGAGAATCGACTGGGATCGCCTCCTGAACGCCCTCCTGCTCGTCAGGCTAGGGCAGGAACTGGGATCGGACACCCCGCTCACGCGGGCCGTCCATGACGTTATAGATGCCCTTCTTGGGGCCGTTCGATAAACTCACCTACCCTGACCGTGGAAACCAATAGCATGAAAATCGACACCGCAGAATGGATCGCTCTCTCAGAGGCTTGCAAGGCCGGCGGGTTCAGCAAGCCGACAGGCTACCGGCTCGCCAAGCACCTTGGGCTCATCAAGGTTGTGTTCGGCGTGAAGATCATCCGCAAGGCCGACATCAAGACGATGAAGGAAAACCGCAAGGCAATCGGCAACCCCGATTGGATCAGTTCGCCGGAGGCGGCGGCCGAGGCGGCGCTCCGGGCCGTGGAAAGCCGAGAGCGCCGCAAGCGGGCCAAAGCGAAGAACGGCTAAGAGTTTTCAGCCGCGGTCTTCCGCGAGTGGCACTCGGCGTGAGCGAACTGGAGGTTCTCCATCGCGTCGGTGCCACCGCGGGCCTTCGGCACGATATGGTCAACGTCCCCGCGGCCCGTGACAAGCTTGCCGCATATCTGGCAGATGCCAGCGTCTCGAGCGATCACCGCCAGGCGGGTGCGGCGCCACGCGGCAGAGCAGTACCCCCGTTCGTGGGAACTCGGGCGGTTTTCATCCCTCCGGCGAAACGCGGCGGGCCTATACGTCGGAATTCTTCGCGGCATTCTGCGCCCACCCGACCATGAGAACCCGATGGGCCTCACGGGCAAACCACCATTCGACCACGATCCGCACCAGGGCGTTGACCAAGACGCTGATCAAGAACATGGCAACGACGGAGCCATACTTCTCGCGGACGCGGCGACTCACTTTTGCGCGGAGCACTTCTTCCAGATGCTCCGGCCGGCAGCCGACCGGCCACTCCTCGACGATGATCTCCGTCAGTCGGTCGCGGAGCCTCCCGTGCACGGCAAGCCGCATCCCGGCCTTGCGAGCCACGAACGACTTCAGGGAGTGATATTGCGCGTCGGCCATTTGCACACTCCGCTCTGGCATGGCTGGCTCCCAGACACGACACCCTTCCCATCACAAACGGGACACTTGACGGGCGTCACGCGACCGTCAGACACAGACCCCTTCCCGTTGCAGTTCGTGCATTTACCCGACGGGTCGGGGGCTGGCTTCGCCGCCTTCTCGAGCACCCCGTAGTAGCCGAACGCGGCGACCTGCGGCTGGAGATTCGCCGGCCGCTCCGGGGCGCGAGAGCACCCGACGGCAACGACCGCAGCCAGCGAGAGAACGCGGAGCGTGCGCATCAGACGTTCCCCCTCGCGCCGTAGGAGGGGAGCTGCCGCCGCGGCCAGCCGGCCACGCTGGAGAGGGCGATGCACGAGCACTTGTCGATGGTCGAGGCCAGCGCCCAGAACGCGCCGTGCGGGATGTCGATGTCCGTACCCATCACGCGCCGCGGGCCGGTGTTCCACCGCGACCAGGAGTTTTGCCACCCGACGAGCGGCTGCCCGTACTTCTGGATCGTCTCGGGCCGATCGTCATAAGAGTGGAAAAGCTGCGCATGGTGCCATACCCCAACCTGCCGGCTCACGCCGTCTTCATTGCGCTTGTTGTCGAACCCCAGAGCCGAGCAATTGAAAACGGCATAGCCAGCGGCGAGGAAGTCGCGCACCTGCTCGCGACCCTTCACGACCGTGGCGGTGCGGGCGACATACTTGCTGCTCTCCGCGAGCCAGTTGGCCCCCGGCGTCCTCGAGCCGCCCAAGCGGATCGTCTTGTCGGTGTACCGCGTCAGGTCGAAGCCAAGGTCGGTGTAGGGCTTTCTGATGAGGAACCCCTTCGTCGTCGCGACTTCAGCGGCCTTCGCGCACACCCAGCCGTCAGAGTCATAACCGCGCCACGCCCACAGGCTCTCCGGCGCGACAACTCCCTGCTCAATGCCTTCACGCGGCAACTCCGGGGCGCCTTCAATGCGTCCCGTCACCTCGTCGGGCTTGCCGTCATTGACCTCGACGGCAATCGTGGTCAGCAGGCAATTCGCAGTTGCTCGGGCGACACAGTCGCCTGTCAGTTGGGTGGGGCCGGGGAACGCGCCGGGGAACACTTTCTCGACGACGGGAAAGAGCATCGTCAGCTTGCCGCGGCCCGCGTCCGCAAACTCCCACTCATGGGCAACGGCGCCGCCGTCGGGGTTGCCGCCGTGGCGGATCACCGAATCAGCGAATTCCTCGTCTGCCCGCAAATCCTGCCGGCAACCCAGGAGTCCCTTTTGATAGGCGTCGAGAGGGTTGAACTCACTCATCGCGGCCGATTCCAAATGACCAGGAGAGAACCCCGCAGGCTGCGATCAACCGGCGGCGGGAGGCTTGATCCAACTCGCGGACGTCGGCCCCCAGCGCGGCGACGTAGACTTGGTCAATCGCCTCGGCCAGGCCGGGGTATTTGCCGACCGCAGCCTTGTCGATGGCGAGTCGCAGCGTGCCGGCATGGAACGCGGCGAACTGCTCATTGGAGTTGATGATCGGCTTCTCGCGGTCGCCGTCCCGCAGGATGACGTAGGCCATCGCGTCATAGAGGGTCGCGAGGTAGGCACGGTCCTTCGGCAGCATCCGCGGCAGGATAGGACGGAGCGGCTCGGCAAGTGCGAGCAACTCCGGGGAGGGCTTCGGGGTGTCGATGGCCTTCAGCGGGGCCGGGGGCCAGAGCGTCGTCAACTCAGACCCCTTCCAGGCAAACACGAGCAGCAGCGCCACGGCGATATACCTCAATGGAATCTTCACTGGTCGCTCCCGTCCACAAGGGCCAGCGTCAGGATGTCGATCGCGTTTTTCTGGTCTTGGTTCAGGCACCCTGTCCGCAGGAGCCGCAGGCGAACGCTCTGGAGGTCATCCATGACGGTGGAGTAGGAGGGCTTCACGGTGGCCGCGACCGTCGACAGCGTCGGCCGGCGGGCCGCCAGCCATCCGGCCACGACGCGGAGCGTAGGCCACGCCACGATGGCCGTTGCCACGGCGAGAGCCGCGAGTTGAGGGTAGGTCATGCCTGCACCTTGCCGACGATCCAGGTGAAGAACGCTTGCCCCTCCGGCGTCTTCAGCAGGGCTTCCAGATGAAAGAGGGCTTCGTCGTCCAGCTCCGTCCCGCTCTTGCCGGCGGCCCATTGAAGCGTCTTCACGACGGCGACGGCCTGGTCGTGCGGCGTCTCGGCGGTCACGACCGCCTGGAGCCGGCCCAGCAGCGGCGCCCACTCAGCGAGCAGCTTCAGCTTCTCGAGGATGGGCAGGTTCGCACCGTACAGGTCTTCAGGTCGCTCTTCCATCTCGCACCTCCTTATGCTTGGCGTCGTACAGAAATCGCAGATACGCTGGCGAGGCCGTCCGGCCCCGGCTTGTCAGTTTTCCCCAGTGACTCGGCGGCGGTTCCGGCACCTTGTTCATCAGCGGCGGCGTGTCGTCGCCAATCCGCCGATCAAAATCCCTCTTCTCGATGGGAGTGCGGTCGTCAATCACCGTGTACCGTCCACTGCATCAGGTCGTAGGCGTCGTCGAAACACACACGCACAATCTCGCCGGCCTCAGAGCGTCCGATCTGTCGGTCGAACTTCCAGAGTTCGTCTTCGAGGATGTCGTCGCCCTTCTTCAAGACGAGGCGAGCCTCCTTAGTGCCGATGATCAGTCGAATCTCGGCCGTCATCGTTGTCGTGTCCTGTAGGCTCATTCATTCTAACAGCCCTAGCGGCCTCTAGGCGGGCTTCCCGCTCCGTCTGCGACCAGCCAGCGCGGATGCGGGCCGTCTCCAGCCGAATCTGCTCTGGCGTGGGCAGATAGAACTCCGGCTCCTCGCGGTGGCCCAGCCCCAGCGACGACGCAAACTCGCGGACGGCGTCGGGGGGCATCGCCATCTCCTCGCAGATTTCGGCGAACGTCGAGTCGCCGGCCCAGAGGCGGTGCAGCTTCCGCTTCTCGTTGGCCCGTCGCTTATTCCGTGCGATCTCGTCTTCGGTGAGTCGCCTGCGGTTGGTCATTTCAGATAAGCGAAGTACCTAGAGCCTGGATTGATGAAGATCTGGTAGCCGGCCTCGTGCATCCGGCGGTGCAGCGGAACGTGCTCGCAGTCGCCGCCTGAATACTCGACGCCGGGGGCGAGGATCGCCTCGGCCATGTAGACGGCGAGTCCGCCGAACGCCGAATTCATCGGCACCGGCGGGGCGCCGACCGGGAACAGGAGCATGGAAAACCAGCCGAAGCCGATCTCCTCGCGCCGGTCGCGCCACCAATTGAGCCTGGCAGCCCACGAATCGTATTGGGCGATCCGCGGCGGCGACCCTTCTTCAGTGCAGTCGGCGTAGAGCGAGAAGCTCGCCATGCCCGCTGGGCGCTGCGTGGCTTTGGCGGCGAGCCACGCGATCGAATTGAAGATGCCATCCGGCGAGAACCCGCCGTGGGGGTCGAGGTCGAGCACGATCACCCAGGTCACGCCGGGGGCGTTGGCCCGCACCCACTC